ATTGAATCCGTAACCGCCAAAATATTCAATTTCTGAATATATTCTATTCGCTTTTTCTTTAGAAATTCCAGACTTGCTCAAACAGCCTTGCACAAATTTATCTCTGAATAAAGCTATTTTATCCATCAGTTTTTTCCCGATAACCTTGCGCAAATCATCTGCTTCGGCTGAAGAAAAGCCGGCAAGCTCTCTGGCAACACCCAAAACGTCTTCTTGGTAAAGCATGATCCCTAGGGATAATTGTAATACTTTTTCCAAACTTGGATGTTCGTATTCTATAGTTGCCCCTGAACGTTTTCGAGATATATAAAGCTTGTCCATGCCCGACCCCATTGGACCGGGCCTATAAAGGGATATGAGCGCCATTATATCTTCAAGGTTTTGAGGCTGCAATTGAACCATAAGCTCACGCATACCGCCAGATTCCAATTGAAAAACGCCTATGGCATTACCTTTGCAAAGTTCATTATATGTTTTATAGTTGTCCAATTCGATTTTATTGACATCTATATTTACACCTCTTGTTTTTTCAATAAGTTTAATACAATAATCAATAACGCCCAGGTTTCTTAGGCCAAGAAAATCTATTTTCAATAGTCCACATTGCTCAACCCTACCCATGTCCCACTGACTAATAATTGGGGTATCGGCCCCCTTTTGCATAATCGGCATATACTCAATCAAAGGGTCTCGAGAAATTACAACGCCGGCGGCATGCATTCCGGTCTGCCTCACAAGCCCCTCTAGGCCAAAGGCGGCATCAATGATTGTTTTTGCGTCTTGATCTTTTGCATAAAGATTTGAAAAATCTTTTGACTGCATGCACTCATTAAGGGTTTTGGCCACTCCAAGAACTGGAGCTGGAACTAACTTGGCCACTTTGTCCCCAGAACTAAAATCGTAAGCTAGTGCGCGAGCCGCATCTCTAATTGATTGACGAGCTCCGGTTTTGTTGAACGTGCATATGTGGGCAACTCTATCGTGACCATACTTCTCTTTGGCGTAATTGATAACCTTTTCTCTGTGCCTATCGTCAAAATCCAAATCTATATCTGGCATGGATTTTCTGCCTTCAACCAAAAATCTATCAAACATCAACCCAAATTTAATTGGATCAAGATTGGTAATATCAAAAGCATAGGACAAAATACTTCCAGCCGCAGAACCTCGACCCCAACCAACTCTAATGTCATTTGCTTTTGCCCATCTGACAAGATCGGAGACGACAAGAAAGTATTCTGCAAAACCCATTTCTTTAACAACTTTAATCTCGTGCATAGCGCGAGTTAAAATTTCTGAAGGAAGAGGATCTCCATATCTAATTTTTAATCCATCCCAAGCGAGTCTTTCAAAAAAATCTATTGAACTTTCTTTTGTTGGTATAGGAAAATTGGGAAAATATATTTCTCCAAAATTTAAATTAAGGTCCACCATATCATTTACATGCATTGTGTTTTTTAAATATTCTTCTGGAAAAACAGAAGCCATTTCATCATAGGATTGTAAATAAAATTTATTCTCAGAAAAAGAAAACCTATCCGGTGTATGAACGTTGGAGTTGGTTGCCACACAAAGCATGATGTCGTGCGCGTGAGCGTCCTCTTTGTGCACGTAGTGCGAATCTCCGGATGCGACAACTTTGGCTCCAATTAAACTCGCTATTTTAATCAAATCTGGAATAATTTTAAGCTGTTCTTCTATGCCATGATTTTGTATTTCAATAAAATAATTTTCTTTACCAACAATCGACTGCATGGTTACGGCTTTATTTAAAGCTGCATTAAAATCATTTCTAAGCAGGGCCTGAGAAACTTCTCCGTTAAGACAACCCGACAGCACAATAATTCCCTCTGAATATTGCTGTATTAAATCGTGGTCAACCCTAGGCTTTACGTAATACCCTTCAGTAAAAGCTCTGGATGACATTTTGATTATGTTGTGATAGCCAACATTGTTTTTGGCCAATACAGTTATATGATAGGGGCCTCTTTGTTCCCATTCATTTTTTGCAGGCCCTGATCTTTCCTCCTCGTCTTTGTCAAATCTAGTTTTTCTGGCTTGATAAAATTCTGAACCCAATATTGGTTTAACCCCCATTGCTACACCTGCATCATAAAAATCTAACCATGAGTGTATATTCCCGTGATCGGTTGTGGCCAGACCGTTCATCCCCAATTTTTTTGCTCTTGATAAATATTGTTCTATTTTTCCATGTCCATCCAATATTGAAAAAATAGTATGATTATGTAGATTTGTCCAATTTTTCATTCAATTCCTCTTCCTCTATCAGAATTGTCAAGAGAGTGATCTCTAACTTCTCTATAGGTTATGATAACAATTCCTCCACAATATTTGCACGGAACAGGAAGTCCCTTTTGTGCAAATAGGTTTTTCTCCATGTAAGACATTGGTTGGTCGGATTTGCATTCGGAACATACCCCAATAACGTCATCTGGATTTTTAATAACCATTCTTTTTTTCCTTTTTAATATTTTTATATGCGTATCTTATTGGTGACGGCGAAGATTTCTCCATTGTTTCAACATATTTATTACCTACTTGAGTCCATTTATTTTTTCTTTCTAAGTTACAATCACCACAACCCACTCCTACCGCATTAGCCCTATCGCAGGTAAACGGTCTTCCACCAGTTCCCATTTGTCTTCTTTTTACCCAATCATTAATATGGGCGGATGATTTATCAAATGAATAGTCTGAACAATAACTTAAAATTTCATGAAGAAATTTAATTGAATCTTCAGTATAGCTTAAAATTGAACACAAAAATAAACGAGCCTCATGCTCAAGAAAGTGTTGTTCTTCGGCTTGTTTTTTTAATCTAGCTACTGCTGGACACCCTTTGAGAAGTTTATCTTTATCAAAAAGTTTATAAGTTTCTTTTAAATTTTTAAAAGCTTTTGATCCATATTTATTAAAGTAATCCAAAGGGTTATCTTTTACTTTATCCTGTTCTTCCATCTCATAAATATTTTCTCTGTACCACTCGTTTGCAGTGTAGGAAAATACTTGATTTGCAACATCAAGCCCTCTAGCTTCTGAAGCATACTCAAGGATTGATTTTTGTTGCAAATACAGAATTCTGCTATCCCCGTTTGGATTCAGAAGCGTTTTGTACAACCCAGTGCTTTGATGTTTTGAACCCGGCAGGCGCCACATTCTTCTTAGGTCATAAACGCTAAAATCGAGACTGACTAAATGAAAAACGTCTTTCAACTTGGTTGCAATATATCGAAATGTTTTTGGCAGGGTGTTACCAGGGTTAATCCCCAAGGCTATAGGTTCGCATTCTATGTGGAAACCCTTTTTCCCAGTAAAATAAACCAATACAGATTCCTTGGGCACGTATTGAATTAAGTACTCATACACCTTAATGCACTCATTATGTGCAACGTCGAATTCTGCGTGATCTAAATCAAAATACAATGGTCCGAAGACGTGTAGCTTTTTCTAAATCTTTAGAGTTATAAGCGAATACTGAGGTATATATGCCGGTATTGTTATGTTTGTTAGAGTATTTAATGATATCTTCTATCTCTAAAATTTTGTTTTTGTCTCTTATAACTCTCTCAAGAGATGGCACATATCTAGCCACTTCATAATATTTCCACTCATAAAGAAATTTGCTGTCTGAATTAATTTTCATAACACTTTCATTTTACCGATTAACTTCATTAATATTGGTCAACTTACTCTTTGGGTAAATAAAAGATTCTGAATGAGTTCTGTAATAAATAGACTCTTCTATAAAATAATCTAGTTGTTTTAACAAGGTAAATCGTTTAAGAATAATATTTGAATTGTTCATAATATTTTTATGAAGATTTTACCACATCGCTAATGTTGGCCAAAGTATGAATTTTGGACGCAATATGATCAGCCATATGCGCAATCATGTCTACAAAAGTAATTGGGGTTGTCTCCGGAATTGGGGACCACGGGCCTAAATGACATCTTACCAATCTGAGTATTGCTTGAATAGAATTTTCTGAAATAAAAAGAGTTGAAGAATGCGCTTCAGAAGCGTATTTTTTATCGTACTCCTGACATTTTTGAACAAATAAACCTACAGTATACGGATGCATCGGATCATATGCGTAGTTTTTTGATTCTGGATTTTTTATGGCTTTAGTAATGTCATGCAGCAGAGAAGCCGATACAATAATATCTACATCCTCTTGTTCAAGCGAATACGATTGGCACATTAGCAGCGCTATTTGAACTGTTCTTTTGGTGTGCAGAACGCTCCCACCTTCTCCCTGTTCATCTGCGGGGTGATGATCGGTGGAAAAAACAGACGGAGCTTTCCAAAAATCTTCTGCCCTATATAAAATAGACCTAACGAATAATCTAATGCTTTCATCTGAAATTAGATTAATCTCATCTAGTAAAGGTTTAAGAACTTTATCTTCTTGTTTAAAGTTTATTTTTTGTCCTTTATCGGATAAAATCTCATCAAGAATATTATTTGATTTATCTTTTGACATTTATTTATCTTCCTTTTTCCACGCAACCCATTTAGAGCATGGTTTGTCGAATGGGCATGACTTACAATAAAAAGTCAACCCTCTTCTAGAGGGAAAAACTTTTTCTTCATACAACGCAGTGCACCAGTACTCCAATGCGTTTATATCTGCTTTTTCGGTAATGAATTGAGTTAAGCTTGATTTTTGATTCATCAAATCAAAATAACCCAAGATTGCATTATTCTTTTTATTTCCAAATTTATGATTAAAAGCAGCGCTCATAAATGCAAAATCAAAAACATAACCGCTTTCATACTTGGATCTATGATTAAATACCCACTTAATAATATATATTTTTTTATTTTTTGAATAAATTAAATCAAACTTATCTTTTATTGCAACGTTGTTTGTGATTGGAACAACGTACTCTTCATCAATGCCGATTGGAATTATATTTTTTGCTCCAAAATTTTCTATTAACTCCAACAAAATGACCGACGCTTTACTTGTTAAACTAGCCATATTGGCGTGAAAAGTTTCGTGTTGCTCATAAACAATATCAAAAGAAGATGAATTTTTTGGAAACCAAAGTTTTTCCCATCTATTCAACAAAGATGCATACGACGGCGTAACTCCAGCTTGTTTCTTGTAAAAGAAATAATCAACTACACTTTTGATATTTGATTCAAATTTTGATAGCAATAACTGTCTTCCGCCAATCTTTTCTGGCAGAAGCTGTTTGTATTTAAAGTCATAAAGTCTTTCACATATTTGAAAGTCTTTTAATTCTTTTAATGTTATCTGCAACATGCGGGTCTCACAATATATTTATTCTGGACATGATTTCTTGAATGTCTTTTGAGTCAGCTATTTGAGCGTAAGACTCTGCGACTACAGGTTCGTATTCTACATACTTTTTATGCTCGTCTACATATTTAACCAATGGTGAATTGTACAAATATGTAGAACCAGTGATTCTGTTTTTGGGTATTTGAAGCTGCATAATTGTTTCATCCTCTGAGTCATCTCCGCTAATAAGTTTTTTCTCTGTAATAAATATTGTAACTGCGCATTTTTGTTGAATAGAAAGCGATCCTCCGGTGTCTGACTGCTGGACAACTTCTCTTCTCTCTTTCATTCTATTAGCGTTTTCTTGGGCGGTTATAATTAGTACACAGCTCATGTCTCTTGCTAATTTTTCTAATTTTACCATCATTTCTTCGAATTCTCCCCATCGAGGTTTACCTTTACCAGATGATCTTGTAAACATAGATTGAATAGTGTCGATTACAATGACGTCTGGCACGAGTTCGGAATGACCCATAATACTTCTCAACCATTTTTCTAAATCCTCAAAGTATGGGGTATCCGGATCATGCCTAACCATAAACTTATTGCCCCATTGAATTAATTTTTCTTGAAATTTAATTAAATTTTCCTGTCTTTCTTTTGCGGTCCAATTTGAAGACTCTGCGTAAACATTTTTTTCAATAATTTGAGTCATTAAAACTCTCTCCCAATGCGAAATCGCTTCTTCAAAATTCACGTACAAAACCCTATATCCGCAGTCGGCCCAATTATTGATCAAGCATTTAGCGAAAGTGCTTTTACCTTTACCGGATGGAGCAATAATTGCGTGTACAGCGCCTCTAAAAAATCCACCCTCGTTAGTATACCCCATTGCTCTGTTAAGGGATTTATATTGTGTTGGAAGAAAACTGGGTATATCCAATAGGGATTCTGCTCTTTTGGAAATATCTTCTGCTGTTGTTACGCTATTCAAAGGGTTAAAATTTAATTCATTCTCTAAATTTTTAATCTCTGTTGTTATCTCAGATATTCTGATTATTTCTTGTGTTGTTTTTTCGCCTTTTTGAATTAAAATAAGTTCAAGTTCTTGAAGGATATTAAGTTGTTTTTGTTTATTGGCTCTATGTTTAATTACTTTAGCTATTGATTCGTGATCAGATGTTTGCAAGCCAAGCAATATATCGATCATTGCGTTTACGCCAACTGCACCACCCAATCCAGAATGTATATTCGTTTCAGATTCAAGCCAGGCTTTAAAAGCTATCGGATCTACTAAATCCAGTTTAGTTGTACGATAATATGATAATAAAGCTTTATAGAATTCATTGATTCCAATTTGATTGTTAACAATTCCAACCATGTCTTCTGGTAATTGCGCATCAAAGTATGCAATTGATCCAGGATTTTTCAAAGAAAGTGCAAATACCTGATATTCAATTGGGTATTCAGGTAGTTCTGCTTGATTTTCTTCCACTTTTTTTCTGTTCTTTCATCTTTTTATAATACTTTTTACTGTTTTCTGATCTTAATTTTTTAGCTTTTTGATACATATGATTGGTTTTGATGCTGGGTTTTTTAATTTTTTTAACAGTTGATTTATCATTGGCACCGCTTCTTAAGGCGTCCAATATTCTATCATAGACATTGTCTTCTGAGATATTATCATTATACCTAAAAACAACTAATTGGATACCGTGTTGCGCACACATCTCTGCTTTTTTGCTGTCTCTTTTTTGAGCCTCAATAAATTCTTCTTTAGAATCAAAAAATAATGGACTGTATTTAAAATGTTGAATTCCATGAAATTCACAAGCCAATCTATACGATGGACAATAAACATCTAATTTTAACCTGTCGCCCAAATGATATTCGTTTATTATTTTTTGTCCTGGCAAAAGTTTTTTAACAATGCTTGTCAAAATACTTTGACCTTTTGACATTTTTTTTCTGTGATCTTTTATCCAATACAGACCAAGCTTTTTAAGCATTGTGTTTAACTCGTTAAATTTAATATCCATGCTTTTTGCTATCGCCGAAAATGATTGATCGGTCTCGAACAGCAGGTGAACAAGATATTCTTTGTCAGTTAACTCGTTTTTTTTATTTCTTTGAATCATTGTATTTGTTGACACTTTTCAGCGCATTTAGTGTTCTTCCAAAATCCAGAATAGACATATTAGTTTCTGTCCAAATTTTTGAAGCGATAGCCGCGCTTAACATCGGGCAGTCTAATATGACTAAATCGACGCCATTGGATTTTGCAATAATGTTTGCGGTGATTTCATTTATTTTAGAATAGTAATCGTTATACGGAACCTCTATAAATATAGAGTCTGGTGAAAAATATTTATTTATGAAATATTCATTTTGAAATGTTACAACAATTGCTTTAGTGTTTTTTACATACCATGATCTAAAAATTTTGAACACGTCGTAGTTGTTATGAATGTAATACTCAAGAAAATTTGGATCATAAATGTGTTTTATATCAACATTAAGGTTTGATAAACCCTTACGAGATGAGTGAATTATTTCTGGTTGAATAGCACAGATAAAATTGTATGATTGACTTTTTAGTCCGTCTAAAATTAATTTAGTGAATAATTTGGGCGGTTTTTTTTCTTCATCAATTTCATTAAGTACAGATGAAATTGCAGATTTTGTATATGTAACAAAAGCGAACTGTTCTTTTTTTTCGAGAAGAAAAGAAACTTTTTTAATTGTGTCTTCTGCGTTATAAGTTTTCATATTCCAAAGTTTCCCCAATTAATTAAAATTGGATTAGCATCAATAATTGATTCAATGTGTTTAATATTATGAAATTCCCCTTTATCCAAGTTCATAT